CCCATATTAACTGATTTTGGCATTTTGTTTGTAATTGTATCAATTTTTAGTGTGAAAATATCCGTTTCAATTTTATTAATTAATTCAATCAATTTTAATTCCAATTCACATCCACTGGAATTCTTATTCCACCTTTTTCATCTTCATTTGTTATATGGTCTGTATTTGAAATAATATCAATCGCTTTGCGTAATTTTGGGTCGCTACTTCTAAAAAAATGTTTTAAAATAAATTCATTTTTTTTGAAATCTACTGATTTGTTCAAATCTTCAAACATTTCTAAAAAGTTTTCTACATCTGTATATAAATCTTTTGTTCTGTATTCACTCGCATTTAAAAAATGTAAGAGGGCACAACAATACCAACCACACGCGTTATTCATAAGACTTTGAATATCTTTTGTATTATATGGTAAATATTTAGAACAATTTGATTTTACAAAATTCTTAACACTTTCACTTGGTGGAGCACCATAAGGGTCAAAGAAAAAAGGTTCAATCTTTCCATTGGGGTATTGATTGACTTGGAGACAAGTCCAGTGGGTTCCATCTGATTCTTTCCCCTCGTCATCAATACTATCATCCAAATTAATTATATACGCTTTATTGTATTTTAGTTTTTTAGGGAGTTCATTTTTAAAATAAACGCCTTCTAACGGAACACCCATCTTTTGACATAGTTCTTCTAATTGTTCGTTATTCAACATTATATATATTAATTGAGAAATTAATATTTATATTAAAAAATATTTTACGCATAAAGTCCACTGCCTCTGCTAAACTTTTGATAGGATGGAGGAAGGAAATGTTGAAATTGGAAATTACTACCAAATGGTTGAGATTGTAATGCCGGAGGATTTGCCGTAATCATCCCTTTACCCATAATGGAAGTCTTTTCTCTACGATGATGTCTCAACCCTTCCCCAGCGTAGAGCATGTGAGAACCAGTTGGTAATGTTTGACTTAATATCGCATCTTTATTCATCATTGCTCTATCTTTTTGAGCAATTGCGTTAGATAGGTTCGCTTGTGCTAAATTACCATATTCAGTTCCCAGTTGGTCGTTCAATCTATTATATAATTGTTGTTGAGCAACTTGTCCAGTGAGAGTTCTTACATCCGGCGCTTTTGGACCGCCGGCATTAGATTTAACTTTTGTTTGAAATCTGCCCGGATTATCCAAATAATCATTCACTGCGGTTCCTAATCCGGCAGCACCTAAAGCGATGGCAGGGACTGCTCCTGCTCCCAGTCCGCCAGTAGCAACCAATTGACTTCCGGCGAGAGTTGTCGCTCCAGCACCAATTGCTCCTAAAAGTGCTGCCTTCACTGCTGGTTTCGCTACATCCCCCAACTTATACGCTACATCTCTTAATCCATTATGTTCCAAAAATTTATCAAATTTTCTACCAAAAATACCACTACCTTCCATAGTAGGTGCTGCCTGCTGATTTGCTAAAATTTCCTCTGGAGCAAGTGCGATTTCCATTCCTTTACCTCTGCTAAACGTCCGTGTAATTGTATCATAACGGTCCGGATGAACTATAAGATTGAAACCTTCGCCATTCATTGCTGGTTTAATTCTAACTGGATGACCTCTTCTCAATTTACTCAATTGTTTGGGAGATGCCGATATTTGAACGACTGCGACCATTATATATATAAGAAAGAAAATAATGGAGATTGCTTAATCTTAATTAATGCCGACGGAGAAAACCGAGGTAGAAAACTTGAGTTGAGCAGACAAAAAGTCCAGCAACTATAAAATATTTCCATTTCAACTATTTCCTCATTTCCCTATGAACGACCTAAAAACACCTTCGGTTTTCTACTTTTCTACCTTTGTTTATATGAAAATTTATTAGACACGTGCGCCGGTCAGAATATCAACATCCACTTCAACACCATATTCAATAAAACAGAACAAATCTATCGCGTTTTGAGTAGCGTTTTGACCAATAATTTGAACTGATTTAGGAACACTCTCCTCCACTGGCAACATTCTACTCACATTCACATAGAAATAGCAATATTCCATCTCAAACCCAAGTGAGTTGAAGAGTGCCGAAGTAAGTCCGTCGGTCTGCCCTCCATTGACCGAATTACATCCGTATAGTTGATTGTTAAACTGCTCAAACGAATATCGCTGAGTGTTATAAATTGAGTTTTGTCCGCTTACCACCACGTTGAAGTTCGTCAGAAGAGTAAGAGGAGATGTAGGACCAGCGCCTGCTGGGTCAAATGGACTTTGGAATACTGGAATGCCCGGAGGAAGATTGGTTGAAGGGTTAATACCATTGACTGCTGGAGTTGTAGAACAAAAGTAAGGAAGGATGAGAACTGACTTAATGTTGGCAATGCCGTTGGTGAGCAGATTGTTAAACTGCTGTCCGGCACCAATATTGATGACTTGGTATTGGTAGACATCTGTATATTGGATTTGTTTCACTGGACTGCTGATGTATGCCTGCTCAAAGACTGGATTAAATGTATATGCCGGAATGTAGAGATAGATACTTCTACTCAATTGTCCCTGAACCACTCCAGCGGTAGAATTCATAATAGAATTCAAACAAACTGCCCCAACTGAAACATTTGCTAAAAAACTGCCTGCTCTATAAACGGCCGCATTGCCCTGACCAGCGTCCGCTGATGTAATCATAAGAGGATTAACTCCACCAACTGCGTTTTGGATTGAAACAAGTGTGAGGGCAGCGCCTGCTCCAGCGGATGTGAATTGTGATGTGGAAGAGTTCAGATTGGCAGTCATCTTCATAAACACTCCTTTCAACAACGGACACATAGCGAAAAATGAATGAATATGTTTCAACATAATTGTTCCTACAACCGAGATTTGAAACACTCCGGCATTTGCGTTGTCTACACCATTTACTTTTGTGCTAATATATGATTTCCAAAGTGATTGACAATTGGCGGCAGAGAATAATGTAGAGTAGGCAGCATCTCCAGGAGTGCCTGCTGGGTCGTAGTTAATAAATTGAATTCTGTTCGCAAGTCCAGCATTACCTCGTCCGGAGTTGTAAATGTTGAAACCAGTAAATGCGGCAGGGACGATTGCTGATGCTGGTGAAATTGAGTTATTACAAATGCCCTGACCAGCGGCCGCTGCCGCTTCATAAAGCGTCCAACTTGTAGGAGTATCCGGATAAAAACCAATAGTGCTTCCCTGAGTTTGAACGTCGTTCCAACTGAGGGATGTCATCAATTTAAAACAATTCCACATACCGACATACGGCGTCTGCTGGATGATCGTCGTCCCATTATAGTCTAATGTAAAACTATGGATTATACTGCCAAACCAGTTCTTCAGACCGAGAGAGTAGTCGGCATTCGTCGCTGCCGTTGCTGGAGTAAAACGAGAAGCATTCGCTAATTCACCACTCCACGCTCCGGGACCCAACAGAGTAAGAAGCAGAGGGATGCTTAAATATCCCTCTCGGTATGACATATATTTGTTGGAATTTGCCAACTGCGATGTGTCCAGGACGGACTGATTGGAATTGTAATTTTGATTTTGATTATCAAGTATGTTCAACCAATCCTTTTTAACAAAGACATTCGGACTGCCCTCTATTTCCTGCGACAAGTCAAATATCAGTTTATCGGACGACATTATATTATATATATACAAAAAAAATCTCCTAAACAATAAAAAAATCAGTCATTTTTTATTGTTTTTATATTCGCAGAATATCTAAATTTCTAAAATCGCCAAAGGCGATTTGATAAATTTTATAGTTCAAATTTAATATTTTTCGCTTTTTTGCCGTGAGGTTTAATTTTCAATTCCTCCAACTTTTTAGACAAACTTGCCCCTAAACCTCCGCCACTCGGCAATGGACGTCCAGTTGTTGCTACATAATCATCTATAGAAGAATATGATGAACCAGCACCGGCACCTCCAGTCTTCAAAAGAACACTTCCCATTCCTTTACCTCTAATATGATGTATAGCATTGGGACGTAGAGATGATGGAGTTGATGTAGGCATATAAACGTTTTTACGAAGTGTGAATACCATATATTAATCAAATATTTTTTTCTGGCGAACATTTCTTAATCTTAACGAATTAATCAAAAGAGTATTTATTAAACTTATTTGTTTCGTAATATCTCTTTCTTTTTCGGCATCGCAACCTAATTTCATCTCATTCATAAGTGTCATTTGTTCTTTTTGTAGGTCTTCATAAAACCTATTCAAATATTGTTCAGTGATGATACTATCCATTTATATATAATAATATTATTTGCCTATAAATCCTAAATCTTCTCTATCTCTAATTGTTAATAAAAATGTCATATTTGGGTCATTGACTTTAATTGGAGACAAATCAGTTCCTAAAATACTCAAACGAAGTTCATTGTAAGTTCCGTCCAGGAGTTTATTCCACATAAATTGTGGAGGCGTTTCTGTAATAATTTCGCCTACATTCACTGCTGGAACGAGTGAATAAATGATAGATGTTGGTTGTGCTAATCTATTATCAATATTGGAAAGAGAGAATAGAATACTACTATTTGGTTGTAGATTAGGAGCAGATGTTGATAGGTAAGAGATTGTTCCTATCGCATTTTTAGAAATGGTAGATGAGTTCGCTGGTGGAACATATCCATTATTTGTATTAGGGTCGCTTACGAATGTAGGTTGAAATCCTACAATATAACAAAAGTTCGCTGGAGTAGCAATAGATGGATTGAACGTATCAGTAGGAAACACTAACGCTCCTGGATTAGACCAACCAGCAGGCAGAGCAGTAGGAACTAAATATGTATTCAACTGGACTGCGTAGCGTGAAGGGTTCAAAATAAATTCGGCATAATAAACATTCTGTCCGGCATTATTCACTAAAAAATGTCCATTTTGAATAAATGAAAATTGGAGTAAATCATTTATTGTTGAGATTTCATACAATCCATCCGGGATTAAAATGGTATAAGTAGTAGTTGTAGTGCCTTCTGTCCAAGTATAAGTGAATGTGTTATTGGTATATGCTTGAGTAATGTTAAACCAACTATAATACATACTAACAGAACTGACTGCTATAAAATTGTCCTTAAAGGTGACGGAGTTAGGAAACTTGTAAATAAGTTTGTTGTTCTGTCCGTCAGGGATGATATTATTTTGATTAAGAACAATAATCTTCATATTATAGAATAAGATAATATTTTATTCTATAAGATAGAAAATTTGAAATGGGAGAAAAGGTGAGTAGAAAACCGAAGGTCAATAGACAAAAAGTCCAGCAACCCTAAAATATTTTCACTTCAACAATTCTCTCGTTTCCCTATATACGACCTAAAAACACCTTCGGTTTTCTACTTTTCTACGGCAACGCCGTAGTTAAGTTTCTAAATCGCCAAAGGCGATTGATAAACTTTATCCCTCACTTCATAAATGGAAGAACTCTCGGTATTTTGATATTATGACCTTTTTGATGAAAGACTACATCTCCCTTCTTTGTAGTAAAATCTAAATCGCCCGGATGGGATTTACTTAAAGAATTTTTGTGAAAACCACTTCCGCTAAATGATGTTCTCGGCAAAAATAAATCTGTAGGTGCTTGCGCTCCTCCAAAATAAAAAGGGGTTTGAAACCCTCCACTCTCTGTTTGAACGCGATACATTCCCGGTCTATCTACTAACGCATTAAATCCGCCAGTTCCGCTCATATATTATTAAGAGATATTA